CTATCAGTAGTTGGATCTTCTATTAGTTTATAACCTGCAGAAGTAATATTATCCTCATCACCTAATTTGTCTTTTATAAAAGTACCATAATCTACTGTGCCACCACTTTTTACATAAAAATCAAATTCTTCAATTGATGTGGCTATTTTACTAGGTTTAGGCATATTTTTAAGATGCTCTTGCATTTTTGCAGCTTGCTCTGGAAAGCCATTAGCCATTAATTCGCTAAATGCTGCTGTAAAGTCAGCACGAGTAGAGGCTGTTGAATATTTAGATACAATGCTTTGAAGTTGAGCTTGTTTTGCCTGTTGTGCTTTTGCAGCTATAACCGCAGGCTCTTCAATGCCGAACATTTTTCTTGCACCTTGCCTCATTCTTTCACCGCCTTTAGCAGCTAAATATACAGAGCCACTTCCCGCAGGTAATGCTGTAGCCTCTGTTGCTACTCTGTCTCTTTCTTGTGCAAGTACATCGTCATATAATCCCATAATATTCTCCTAACTAAAAAAACTGCCAACTGCGCTGCCAAACATACCGCCAATAGGTCCTGCAAATGCTGTACCTGCCATGCCTAATATATCTCCTAACGCACCTGCTGACTGCCCTTTAGTGTCCATTTGATTTGTGTAAGAGCTTGCTACTCCTGGTGGGGGTGCAACATTAACGCCCATGTTTGTTGCACTAGCGTATTGATTTGTAACACCTGTATTAAGGTTATTAATAGCAGATATAGCATTTTGATACCTAGCATTTTCTGAATTAGCCATATCTTGACCGAGCCTAAAATTACCAGACATTTCTTCATTGTTAGCTATATTTTGACCTTGTGCAAGCGATCTAAACATATCATTACCAGAAGATGAATAACCCATACCTCTAGCATTTAAACGCTCATCTAAGTCTTTTTGCTGTTGGTTTTGAAATAACTCTCTACCTGGCGTTTTTAAATCATACATTTGTTGTGCCAATTGATAAGGGTCAAGTCCGCCTTGATAGCCACTTATTTGGTTATTTAAGCCAGACAACATACCAGTAAATTGATCGTTTCCACTAAAGTCTAAAGTGTTTGTGTCAGCATTGTAATTTGTATCACCATAAACACCTCCAGTAACATTGCCAGGTCTAGCAGCATCTATTTGCTTTTGATAAAGCGCTTCCATTTTTGCTGTTTGATCATTGGCTAGTTTATTGCCATACATGCTTTCGCCTAATCCAAGCAATTGTCCAAAACCCCCATTACCCCCAATAGGATTTGTTAAGTTTTGTCTTGCTGAGTTAGCTTGAAATACGGAATTCATACCTCCTGCTAATTTACCAGTTTTTTTAAATTCTGATACGCTTCCTAATCTGCCTCTAGCCATGTCTAATCTCCTATCCTGTTCGTTTCCACATATATACAGTTATATATGGTTGTATGTTGTTGTGTGCAGCTCCGCCACCAGTAGCACCTGTAGTTGAAGTAACTCTATCTTTTATTGTGTGTCCAATATCGTCAAGACTTACATTTGTATTTCCAGTATTATCTGCAAATTGGTGTGTGTGAGAAGGTAATTCATTAACACTTAATGTGTGTGTTTCAGCACCGCCTGTTTCATTAAGACCATCAAATGTACCGCTAGAATGGACACCTACCATTACTCTACCGCCACCATAAGCTGCCCAAGTACCAAATCCAAGAAGTGTTGCTGGATTAGTGGCTACTGCTGCATTAAAATAAATAGAACCTACTGGATAAACTAAAGCATTAATAATTGCTGCTGTTACTTGTGCATCGTTAGCAGTTTTAACAAAAGCTGTTGTAGCTAATTGTGTTGTATTAGTGCCTGCACCAGCAGTTGTAGCACTAAAGGCTTCTGAAGCATTACCGTTAATATCTGCTTTGGTGTTTACTGCTGTTCGTACTGCTGAAAACTCTGTATTAAAGTCTCCACCAGATATTACTTTATTTGCATCAGAGTCAGCCAGAGCATCTTTGCCAGACCATGCAACTGCAATAGTATAATTACTCATCGTATTTTTCCTTGTTTATGAAGAAGTGTTAAATCTTGTAACGAAGCATCAAACCCATTGGATGTAATGTCTATCTCTATTTTTAGATTTTTAGCCGAACCTGTAAGCGGTGTTTTATATTCATGTAATCCAAATACAGGCTTAAATGTAGAAGCTGAAGAATGAAGTGTTGCATTATGTCCACTATTAGCATGAGCGCCACCAGCATTTAAAGCACCATATAAAGAACTAGCTGCGCCCCATAATGAAGTTGATCCTGTGGTTACTGGATTTAAAGTAATCTGCGTTGTATTGCTTGGCGTAGGACTAAAGTCTTTATACCACTTTAAACCTAAGTTAGCACCAGAGCCACCTTCAAGAACTAAGAACAATCGTTTTAATAAAGAAGCTGCTACTGACTGTCCTAAATTAACCCAGGTTGTTGCAATACTGCTTGTGTATGGTGCGTTAGTAACTGTTGTTCCGTTAGCTGCTAAATCTGCATCATAGTAGCCATCGTAAGTAGCAATGCTGCCATCTTTTTGTCCAATTAATAAACCATATAAAACGGTATAAGCCAAACTAGCTGGCTCTCTGTCTAAATTAAAAGTCCAGGTTGTAATTCGTGGGGCGTTATTAGGCGTGAAATGTTTGAAGTCAAATACATAAGTAATGTTAGAGCTTGGAAAAGACAAAATATAGATGCCTTCGTTTTCAACATACACGCTTTTAACATTAGCGCTTTGACCTATGTTTCTAATTAAAGTGTCTTTAATATTAACTGAGTAATCTTGTAAAGGCAGTTTATCTTTTTCAGTAGTACGACCTAAAGATCGCAACCCTGTACTTGATAAAAATACTAAATCTTCACCAATGTGCTGAACTGAATCTCTACTAACGCAGCCAATACCTTGTATAACTTCATTGAGAGCGATGCTTCCAATAATAGCTGGACTGTCATAGATTGCAATATTGTTTTCACCAAAGATAACTAATTTACCAAAAAAAGGTTCTATAGCAACAATGTCATCTGTACCCCATACAGACTTTAAATCAATAAAGCCACCGCCAACCCAATCATCACCATCTAATAAATTTGAGTAGAATAAAACATCTTTTTGCTCTGCAACTCCGCCTACCCAAAGACGACCATAAAAACCAGTTCCGCAGCTAGGTTTAAACTCACCATTAGATACTGTAGTAGGATCAGAAAATGTTGCAACAGCGACATCATCATTATGTGTTGCTGCACTTGAAGAACCTACACCTCTAGTTAATCCTACAAATGTTGTGGCTGTAATACTTGTATAAGAAAGAACTTCGCTTTCAATAATTATTTTTCCTTCTGGTGGAAATCCTACTGTACTGTCGACAATTATTGTAGTAGCATTATTAGTTATATTACTTGAGTTGTTAATAGCAGTCGTATTGTAATGTTGTGACCAACGCTCTCCAGTATCAGCAGCACCATCATATCGCTGCGGTATGGTGTTAGCATGAAGGCAATGCAATCTTCTATTAAAGTTAATAAATTGCCAATCACCTGTTGTATTGGCGACAGTTCTTTTTACATTTGCACCGCTACTAGGAAATGCAGCATCGGTATCAGTAAAATCTACTGTGTATATGGAAGTGCCATAACTAGCAAATATTTTGTTAGTGCCACCATCATTGTGTTCTATAAGTGAACCTATTGGAGCGCCACTAGGAGCAATTTTTTGTTTAAAGCCTTTTCTAAATGCAATACGCCCAGACTCTCTAATAACAACATTCTCAGCTTTCGTTAAAAATGATGTGTCTAAAGTCGCAGGATTACTTTGCGTATTAAGACCGTTAAGTCCTATTTCAGTTAAAGGTTGATATGATAATTGCTTACTCATTATTCAACATACCATTGAGTTTCGTATTGTGTGTTGCCACTATCGAGCATAATTGCTTGTTTAAGTGCTTGCATTGCTTCTTCAGCAACAATAGTAGTTTGGGTTCCGCCATCTTCACCACGCTCTGAAATTGCTCTTGCCCATGCTCCAAGAACCACAGGTTTTTGTGGAACTTTAATAACTGTAGCTGCTGCTGTTAATTCACCTTGTGCTTTTACAATATCAAACGAAATAGTTTCAGCAGTAATAGGAACTGGCGACAAATCTATTTTTAAATTGTTTGAGCTATCAGCGCCATTAAAACCATAATACAGAGGCTCACCAGTAGGGTCTGTTGGGTATTTTTGTTTGTTTAGGTATGATCGGCTTACTTGAGTTAATTGCGTGCCTGTAGCGTTGTTTATAGAGTCTATTATTTTTAACTCTTGACCTGAAGATAAATTATAATTTTTAGTGCCATTTACAGTAGAAATATTAACTGTTTCTCTAAGCACTAACCAGTCATGGAAATTTTCTATAGTTCGCTTTGAATCATTAATCATAGCACCAACTACTTTTTGGTATTCAGTTACCGTAGTGCTGTTGTTAATGTTGCCAGACCAATCAGTAAGAATTGTATCTTCTCTTAACCTTATTAATACTTCGTTAATTAATTCTCTATAAGTCATTTATTTCCCCTTTGCAAGTTGAGCGCCAAAATAAAATTCAATAATCATGGTTGCCCATCCAAATATTTCATCCATTTTTAATACCGAGCCTGCTTGTATAGTCACATACTC